ATCCATACAACGACTACGAGGCGCTGGTGAAGACCTTGGAGGGAGAGGCGAGGCACAACATACTGTGTCGCGCGTACGGAATTCCACAGCGCCAGAGTCAGGCGGCGTTCCCCTTGTTCGGGGAAAGGCACCTCCTGGCAACCGACCAGATCGCCGAGGAAGGCACGAATTACATGGTGGTCGATCCATCGAATGGAAAGAACTGGGTGATGGGATGGTTCAGGGCGGCGCCCAACGGAATACATTACTGTTACCGCGAGTGGCCCACCCCTGACGAATATATCCCCGGCGTTGGTCATGCGGGTGAGTGGGCGTTGCCCGGAAAGAAGATAGACGGTGACGCTGGCCCCGCCCAGCAGACCTTCGGGTTTTCCTTGGATCGTTACAGGGAGGAAATCGAGAGGGTGGAGGACGGGGAGGAAATCTTCATGCGCATAATGGACAGTCGTTTCGGAGCATCCCCCACGCCGACCAAGAGCGGGGTGACCACGCTCATCGACCAAATGGGTGACCTGGGACTGCACTTCGTCCCCGCATCGGGGGTGACCATCAACGAGGGGGTTACCATGATAAGCGACGTCATTCATTGGAAACCCCATGCGGAAAATCCCGATGACCCGACCAGTATGCCCAGATTCTTCTTGGACGAGTCATGCAAGAACATGGCGTTTGCCCTGACCAGTTGGACGGGGGCGGACGGAAAGCACGGGGCCACCAAGGATTTCGTTGACGTTGCGAGGATGTACTTCACGGCGGCGCCCCAGTACGTCGACCTGAATGCGGGCGTTCTGCATCCGGGCGGATACTACTGAAATCCACGAACTTGCCTTGATCGGCATTTTGGGGGCAAAAAAAAGTTTAGCCCTCTAGCCCAGCGTTCATGCGGAGGTTGAAACTTTCTTTCGTTATCAACTTGCATTCCGCCCAACAATAAGCGACATTGTTAATCCAGACCCAAATTATATCAAAACCCAAAAGGACAACGAACGATGAAACAATTCAAATACAAAGGATTCACATTTACCTACTCATTTCTGCATGACTTCAACAATACGTGGACAATTGTAGAGTGCGCTTCCATGAAAATTTCAATTTGTGGAGATGGTCTTGCAGAAGCAAAATGGCTGGCAAGTCGCGCACTCAACCAAATCCTCAAGTCAGAACCGCAGAAAACCCCTTACGGTGCGTTCTGAACCCCCCCCCGAACTTAACCCAAAAGGACAACGAACGATGAATAACCACAAGAAATCCATTAAACTGATCAAAGACTCCGACTTCAGCGTGAAGAAGTTAAAGACCTTCAACGGACATGAAGGGGTTGGGGCAAATGCCGAAATATGGTTCAAGCGCAAAAAGGTTGCCGATTTCATAGACGAAGGCAACGGAGGGGAACCTTACGTTTACTACGTTGACGAAAACAAGTTCCTCCTCTTGGAGTTCATCGAAACTCTCCCTGAATACTCGCAAGCGGAAGAATATTCCGATTCCGATTACGATTGGGACGAGGAACGCAAACCGTGGGCGGCGAATGACGTGATCAATGCCATTGTCCACGTCGCAGAGGAACGCAAGGAATTCAAGAAGACTCTCCGCAAGGTGGTTGGGTTGAAGAATGGTGAAATCCTTACGTGGAAGTACAAATCCTCCGAATTAGACAAGGAACTCAATCACAAGGGTAAATCAATACCTTTGCATGAATGCCTCAAACTGACGGGAGTGAAGTGCCTCAACTTGCTTCCCGAAGATGAAGCATTCGAATTGCTCCGCAAGCATGGATAACCCGAAAGGACAACGAACTATGAATAAGAAATTTAAATTATCTACGGATCAGTACCATGTCTTACTTGGTTTTGATGGCGGCAATGAAATCTTCGTTGCCACCTCTCAATACACAACGAACACCTTAAGGAAAGACGTTCGTATCGGGGCATGGGCAACCCCGTCTGCGTTACGAGGTCTTCACAAGCGAGGTCTGATTGTTGCCGACATCTACTGGAGAGGCGCGAACGTCACCATCACAGAGGCAGGCAAGGAACTCATCAATGAGATAAACAAGGGGGAGGATGAATGACTCCCCCAAAGGACAAACCCACTTGGGGTGGCAAACGCCCCAACCAAACAGGCAGACCCAAGTTGTCCAACGCGCGAGTGTCCGTTAATTGCAGGGTGCTTCCCGTAACCAAGGACAAGCTCGTCAAGTTGGCTAAGAAAAAGGGCGGACTTGGCAAAGCGGTTGATTCCTTGGTCTGATCCATAGGGGATTGCTTGCTTCGCTAAATCACCCCCGATTTTGCCATGTTGGCAATTTCCTAAGGAGGGAGTGATAGCATGATAGCAAGTTCTCTATTTCACGAAGTTTTAAAACGGTATGGGGAACAGTCACAGTTATTGAAAAATGCCCTCATGCTACATGTTGGCCCCGACTTTCCCCGGATTTTCAACCCATCCCAAAAGAAGATTCCCTGTTTCATGCGGATGATCCTTTGATCTTCCCCGGATTTCGGAAAAGAACTTGACGAGGGTGAATTGTTCACCTATGTCGGAAATTATGGGGGATTTCTGATGAAGTGACGGAGGGAGAACCACAGGGGATGTTGCTACGCAGGCGACACGTGTTGTCGTGGTTAGGCATTGACGCAGACCTGTTCGCCAAGTGGAGGGAGTGCGGAACGCTTCGTCCCGTCTACGTTGGTGGCAAGCGACCCTTCTACCTCAAGGAAGATATAAAGCAACTAGTGGAGGATGCAATCCATGAGCGAGAAAGAACTCTCTAAGAAGACGGACGAACCTGAAGTCACCCTGCTCCAAGAGGAGTTGCGCTCGGTCATGGAGGACGCATCGACTGCCCTTCAGCACCGTGACACTTACGAAGACGTCCGGTTTTCACGCCATGACGGTCAATCCGAGGATGGCAGGAAGCACGAAAGCGACTTGGGTTATCCGCCCACCCCGTGGGAAGGCGCATCCGACGTTCGCATCCGACTGGGTGATCGACTGGTGAACGAACACGTCAACATGGCGGTCACCGCATTCTTTCGGGCCAACCTTCGCATCACGGGCATAGGGGTGGAGGACAACAGAAGCGCCGCAATCTGGGGAGACGTCTTGAAATACTACCTTCACCAGAAACTGCTTCCCGAACTTAGGGCGGAAGTGGAGATACTCGCCCAAAACGTGTACGGTAGCTCGCCGGGGGTGGGAATACTCGGAATTTACTGGACGCAGGAAGTGTCCACCCGAATGAAGACCTTTACCCTCGATGACGTTATCCAGACGGTATTCGCCGCCGGAGGTGACCAGGATGCGGTTGCCGACGTCGTGGCCCTTCTTCAAGACAAGGATACGGAAGCACAGGCGCTTGAATTGATGCGTCCCCAGTTCCCCACCGTGGATGACAAGAAACTCAAGAAGGCGTTGAAGGACTTCCGAAAGGACGGGGAAGCGAAAATTCCGCAACCGTACCTGAAGGAGAATCGCCCACGCTTCGTTGCCCATCGACTGTACGAGGACGTGTTCGTTGCGGGGAACGTTACCAATTTGGAACGAGCGGAAGTAGTGTTTCGCCGTGAATGGATGACCGAAACGGAGGTTCGGGAGAAGGGAATTACCGAGGAATGGCCCGAAGAATTCGTTGACGAAGTCATCGAGAACACGGAAGGCATGACCGCAGTACCCGAAATGGATCAACGGTTCCCCTTGAACTTCGGAATGCGCCAAACCTTTGCGGATCGCTCCAGCGATTTCGAGAACCTTTACGAAATATACTACGCCTACACCAAGACCTATGACGAGGATACGGACGTCCCCTGCATATATTGCACCGCATTTTCCGCCCATATAGACGATCTGTGGGGCAAGCACGAAATGCTGAACTACTCGCATGGGCAAATGCCGTTCGTACTCTTTTCGAGGGAAAGACTTTCCCATTCGATCTTCGATTCACGGGGAATTCCCGAACTGGTGGCGACCAACCAATACGAAATAGCCACTCAACGCAATTTGCGCTCGGACGCATCACAGATCGGTACAATTCCACCAATGCTTGTCAACGCTCGCCGGGGCGGAATCAATCTTCTGGTTGCTCCGGGCGCCCAATTGACGGTCACCCGTCCCGATGACGTGGGATGGTTGCCCCCGCCACCGTTCCCAAGTGGTTCGGTTGAAGCGGAGAACGCCGCCCTCAAGGACGTGGAGGACTACTTCGGCGGGGACGATCCTGGCAAAAGAATGCTTCACCAGCAATCGGTCACCGACAAATGGTTGGATTCATGGCGCATTGCCTTGGATCAAGCGTTCCGCCTCATGCAACAATATATGTCGCCGACCACCGTCCAGAGACTGACCAACGGAAAGCCGGAGGAAGTCTCGGTGAGTCAGGAGGACATTCAGGGCAAGTTCGACTTGGCGTTGCGATTCTCCATAGACGTATTGAATCCCGAATTTCAGGAAAAGAAACTGGATGCAATCGTCAAGCTCACCCAGTTCGACGTCACCGGGGCGCTGGATCGCACCAAACTGCTTCACTTCATAGCGGAAACGATTGACCCGCAACTGGCGGATGCAGTCGTGATGGATCAAACCGCCGCAAGCGCGCGTGAAATCTCGGACGAGCAGGACGCATGGGTGAAGATCGCCCTCGAAATCGAACCTGTGATGACCGAGGACGTGAACTTTCCGTTGAGACTTCAAACCGCCCAGCAAATCGTTCAAGCGTCCACCGAAATACAAAAGAAAATGCAGGGGCAACCTATGGTCAAGCAACTTGCCGACAATCGGATCAAGTACCTCCAATTCGGTATAGCCCAGCAAGAAAACGCTCAAATTGGCAGGGTAGGCACTTCCCCGGTAGCTCAACAGCAACAGCAGGAAGTCGCGCCGCAGGGCCAACCCCAACCACCACAGCAACCCCAACCCGAACCACAACCCGTGGAAGCGGGCGGATACTAGTGACTTTGCCTTTTTCTCATCATCAACCATCCCTATGGTTGGGTTTGCCGTCTGATTCGTTGTCCGGGTTAAAAGTTCTAACCTTACGGGTTGGCGGCAAACCCTCTTTCCTTTAATGAGGTTTTTCCGACAAAGGGCGCTACTCGTCCATTACGATGACAAGATGAGCGAAGCGGACGTGAAGGATGCGTTCTGCTCCATCTCTCCGGGCAATCCGTTCTGGCAGGCGCTTGATCACGTCATCGACCAAACCCTCCTCGATGCGATTGATGACGTGTCCGATCCGAAGAATGCGGAAAAGCCCGGATCACTCGCCCACGCCGCTGGAGGAGTGGATAAACTTTCGACGTTGAAATCTAAAATTCAGAATCTTCGAATTCTGGATAACTTGGGGTAGTTAAAGGGTATTCACGTCGTAACCCTCTGCTTTTCGGGGCGGGGGGTTTTTCTTTCCGTAAAAGGAATGTGTTCTCATGGGTACGATGGGTTTGTGGAACGGATGCATTGATTAACCGCATCCTCACCCCCCATAGGTGAATGCGATGTGCCTTTGGCATGTCCCTTCCGGGTGGGCCACCCGCGCAGTCAACCCTTGTGAGACGTAAAAATGCCAAGTGATGCAAAAGAGGTCGCTCCTGAAACAGCGGAAACAACAGAGGGAATATTCGACGTAGCGGTAAGTGACATTGCCAAGGCGGCGAATGCTCCGACATCGTTCATTGATAGTCTGACGTCCAATGATGACGAAGCATCCGAACCTCAAGAGGTAGAGGAAGAGGAAGAAGTCATCGAGGAAAACGAGGACAACGAGGAGGAAGTCGAGGAAAGCGAGGAAGACCAGGAGGAAGAGGAGCAGGAGGAAGTCGAGGAGGAAGAACCGAAAGGTGATTCGCCCGGAATCAAGAAGCGAATTGGAAAACTGGTCGAACGAGCGAAGAAAGCGGAAGCGGAAGCGGAACGACTGCAAACGGAACTGAACGGTCAGCAGGGTGAATCCCGGCAGGACAATTCGACTCCCGGCGCGGATCGTTTCGAGACAGTCACCGATTCGCAGAAACTGGACAAGATGGAAGCGGACGCTGAACACCTTCGGGAATGGTTGATAACTAACCCGGAGGGCGGCGAATACGCAGATCGTAGCGGCGGCAAATACGACGTCGATTACGAAACTGCCAAATCCCTTCACGTCCAGACAGACCGCGACTTACGCAAGAACATCCCGAACCAACGGGCGAATATCCACCAGAGGGCAACTTCATTCCAGCAGGCGAACGTAACGTTCCCGTGGATGCAGGACAACGGCACTAGTGAATTCGTGGAAATGGCCGGGATACTTGCAAACAATCCGAGGGCGAAGAAGTTCTACGAATCCGATCCGAACGCCGCTCTTTTCTTTGGTTACGCCGTGGAGGGCTACAAGTCAGTCCACGCCAAGGAAGGGAAGGGCAAGAAGGTCAAACCAGTAGCTCAAGCGCCCACCTCCGTCCCAACTTCGACCCGCGCAAAACGGGCAACGAAGAACACTTCGGGCGCCGCAAAGCAAAGCAAACTGAAGAAACAGGCGCTAAGTAGCGGCGACCAACACGACGTCAGAAGTTACCTCGAAAGCATCATTTAAAATTAGGATTTAATATAATGGCCGGTCTAGTAGAACGCTCACAATCACTCAAACGTGAAGATCTTTCCGACCTTCTCGTTACCGTAGACAACGCCGCCACTCCGTTTACGAGTATGGCGCGCAAAGGGTCTGCTCCCAAGAACTCCCTGGTGGAGTGGGGACTTGACGCATATCCGGCGCCTCGCACCACGCCAGTCGTGGATGACGCAGACGTCTCCAGTTACGAAAACATGTCTTCTGATCGCCAAAAGGCCCAGAATTACGTGCAAATTTTCCAACGGGCGCCGAAAGTGTCTCGTCTGGCTAATCTCACCTCCGACGTCGCAGGCGTGGGATTCAAGCAGGAAATGGCAAAAGCCATCGCCAAGGCGCTTGTCATGGTGAAGAGAGACATGGAAAGTACCTTTCTCGGAAACAACGATGCGCAAGCCGACAACGGCACCATCGGATACGGTTCCAAGGCGGCGAACATCATAATCAGCACTTCCGGCGGCTCAACGCTTCAAATTCCGTCTGGTTTTCGCACTCCGTCCGCTTCGATCAACGCCGACTCCACGCAGGTCAACCTGACCGAAGAGGAAGTTCGCGCCATATTGAAGTCGATCTGGAACGAGACTGGAGAGAACAACAAGTCGTTCACCGGGATATGTGGTTCCAGCGTGAAGAACACCGTGTCGCAAATGACTCTGTATCGTCCCGCCGCAGGAGATGGCGGAACCAAGACGGTCTACATTCAGAGCAATCGTGACGCGGCTGACGCAACGCTCACAAGCGGAGTTGACGTAATTGATACTGACTTCGGCAAAATCACCCTGCATCTCGATTCGTTTATTCGGACTGATTCAAGCACAGCAGGGCCATTGACGTTGTACATATTCAACATGGACAACATCGAGATCAAGTACGCTTCGCAACCATCCTTCAGGGAACTTCCCGACTTAGGTGGTGGCCCGCGCGGACTTGTCGAATCAGTTGCAACTCTTTGCTCTTACTCCGGGGGACTGGATCACGGCAAAATCGTCTTAACCGCTTAATTCCGAGGGAGGAATAATAATATGGCTACAGCAACAGACACACTAGCGACCTTCATCGGTCTTAACCGTTCATGGTTGTCCAGCATGGCAGTCGAGGAATCCGCGCGTACGGGATACACCCACAAGGTGACCGTAAGCGCGAAGGACATCGCCGCCAGAGCATCGGCTAACTCCATTGACGGTTCATCGGACGAACTCTCCATTGCAGTAA